CTTACTTTTCTTGTTTTTTAGGTACTCTAATAGATCACCTAAAACATCAACTGCCATCTCGGTTTCAAATGCTTGTAATATATAATTAAACAATTTGCTTGGATTGGCTTGTGGAATATGACAAGTCTTGATTTTTCTTTTATATTTGGGAGTTTCAATATATCCATTCTCATTATAGAACTTCCATCTATGGTCAATATACTCTTGAATCTTGGCAAAGTATGGTATGTGTAGCCATTTCTTATCAAACCCTCCATAAATCTGTGGAAAGGTATATGCTTTGGCTACTGCAATATCTTCTTCATTTGCCGCTTTCTTATTAAAATAATACTTGGATAGATAAGCATATGGATTTTCGTTTGTTTCCATATGAAAATTGACCAAATGAGCAATAAGACGAGGATGAAAAGCATTATAATCCATCATAACAAGCATACCATCATTGCCATGTCTGCTAACAAAACATGTTCTGCTATCATCGCTTTTATTTAAAGCAGCATAATTTACACTTGCAAATCTATTGCTTGGTCTGCCTGTTGAAGTCAACAAGTTATATTGTGTATATACCAGATTGTTTTTTACATGCTTGGTTTGTTCATTACCAAATTCTTCAGTAAAATCCTCATTCACGCATATGCCATTGGCTTCAAGTTCTGCAAAACAGTTTGTGGTGGTATTGTTTACAAACTTAAATCCATCTTCTTTTATAATACTTGTGTCTAGTTCATCAATACCTTTTATTTTTTCCATGAACGAGCGAGCATGCTTTAGCAATGGCACACACATGTTTACATCTGGTACATTTCTGAAATTATTTTCAACAAACTTGTGAGCATTTGTGCTATAATCAACATCATCAATTTTACCGTCGCTCAAATACTTTATCAAATTAACATCCACAAAATCATAATCTTTGCCCATCAATTGCACCATATTCTTTTTGTCTATAACAAACTTGTTGCGAATACTGATTTTCAATGCTTCTTTGATTTTATACAAAGATTCTGGCGGCGTCGAGCCTTCATTGTGTTTGATTGGCACGCACCAATATGATTTTGATACCAAAAAGTAAAAGAACAAAACACTAACTTGATTGTTTGCAATATGCTTTTCTGCGTCCATACACACTGCATCTATCACCATAATATCTGATGTGATATGAGACAACAATAGTTGCAATTCAAAATCTGTTTCTACAATTTGCACATATTCACGTTGAATGAAATTTGTGCTTTTGTCAACCAGATATCAATGGCCCTGCCAATATTCCAAAAGGTTGGGCAATAATTTTTTTAAGTCAATGCCAACTTCTTTTTGTACTCGTTCAATTTCAAAACGATTCAAGTCAGAAACACCCGGATCAATCACACCATTGATGTTGCGATTTTCTCTTGGTCCAATAATCACCCAATTTATATATACCACTTTATATAAATCTTGATTTATTTTGTTTGCTTGTTCGCTTTTTATTTCAACAAGAACATTGTCGTTTATTTTCTTTGCAAATGCTCTGGTGAAATTTCCGTTTGTGTAATTTCTTGAAGATGGTGTTGGCTTAAATGGCAATGGAGATTCCCCTGTGGATATTTCACTAAATTTACCATATTGCGATGTTATATCATCATTATATTTCATATATTATTCAATTGATGTTAGTGGTCTTGCTTGTGCAGTAACAGATGTGGTCCATACTTTATTTTCAACTTTCTGCTTCACATCCGAAACTTGCCATACGCATCTTTCATAATTATATGAACTTGGTACATGGTCAAGTGTAAATTGAGAAAGTGCTGTAATTCCACCAATACCCAATAATTCCATAGTGAAATTGGTACCTGGCATCAATCCGTTGTTGGTATAAACAGATCGTTTGTCTTTTGTATTCAACAAAACAGACTTCAAGAAACTTGGTCCATTTTCAGCCAAAATATGAACTGTTTTTTTGTCCGGTGCTGTATAAACATAAAATTCTTTATTGTTTTCAGATTTGAACATTCGTTTAAGCTTAGTTTGGCTATTATCCTTGGTATTATTTGACGGGGTTGTTTTGTCTGGCGGAATGACGCCTCTATCAAACAATCTGTCTCCGCGAGAGAACTTACTTATTTCCATCGTCTTTGCATCATAGTTTGCGGTGCCATATTCTACCGGTAGATCTTTTCCACTTGCGCTCTGCATGACCATTTGATTGGACATTTCGCCGCTCAACTTTACAGAAAATTCTGCCGATTTCATGAACGCGGAATTTACCGACCCAATTGATATTGTCAATAAACTTTTGGCATCTTTTACCGTGTTGATTGGACTAAAATTGGAATCTATAACCGTGTATACCGTTCCATTTCTTTCAACGGGTCTGCATTGCAATTGGCAAATATTACACATTGCTTCGGATATATGCTGCAACAATTCTTCTACCAATTTCAGTATAGTTTCATTTTTCTTAACAAGTGATTTAAAAAAATCTACAGAAATATATATATCGTCCAGATATCCCCAATATCCAGACGTTGGACCGGTTCCATCTAAACTTGGATATATGCTATATACCGGAAAAGAATTCCCGTTTTTGTTTATGACGGATTGTATATCATCATATGATCCGTCAAATTCAAATTTATCTATTACGTTTTTAATATCCGGAAACAACGTGTAATAATTACCGGACTGCGTCGATGCATCTGCAAGACTTTTTCCTTGGGTTGCTTTTGGGTCTTTAGTTACAAACCTGGGAGCAAATTGATTTGGAATCAGAATGTTTTTGTTGGTAGATTTTAGTGCAGGGTGTGCACAGATTGTGACATCTTTCACATCAAACCTTGACGCGCCGACATTGGTATCATTTCCGTCTTTATCAATAAACTTTATAGAGAAGAACGTGTTTATTATGTCAGCAACCAGATCCATTCTCATCCAAGCGTCTTTTTCATACTTAAACACTCTACCTTCAGTTTTTATGTTTAATTTTTTGGCCACATCTGTTTTTTTGTCAGGTTTATCCTGTATAGTCATATTTTCCATATCACCACTGAAAGCAAACTCGGTAAAATCTTTTAATTGAATAGTTTTCTTTTTGTCTTTTGGATCTGTTTGTGAAGCCTGTTTATTTTGGTATGATTGTCCTTCAACCAAATAATTTGCATTTGTTATTGTTGTAGAACAATCATATCCTCCAAATTCATTGATTGAATATCCATAATCTGTTATAAACCCCATAGCCAAATCATAATTTCCGTTGGAAGCTTCAACCCAATCCGTTGTGTATTCCGGCGTTCCTTCAAAAATTCCATACAACCATTTTGTGTCTGTCAAGTCAACCAAAGAAATTGTATCATAATGGTTCCATCCCCATTCCACCAAACAAGTAATTCGAGGTGTAAGAAAATACGGAGTAAGATATTCAAGTTGTGACAATGAATAACATTTCCATGTTATCTTTGTTTTGCGACACAATGCATTAAATCCACCATTTGCACCACCGGAAAATTCAGTATCTATTGAAACAATACTTGGGGGTGGACGGTGTGGAAAATCTGAAAAGAGTTTGGATCTACCATCCACAACAGCTTCACCCGTCATTGTTCCCAATTGATGTGGCTTTCCATAAGCATCAACTCCGATGGTTATATATCCGTCCGGAGAAAATCCATAACTTTCATCAAATCCCTCGGTTCCTCCCATCACAAAGCCTTCTTGCCCCGCATCTGCCATAGATGATATACCATTAGAAAATACTCGTACCCACGCGGTCTTTGGACCGCTGTATGGTTTTCCTTCTGGATTGGACCCATACTCGCGAGTTCTTCTGTCAAGCTCGTTTTTGATCCAACCGTCGAGTGGATGCAATCCCCACGGAAATATTTGCTTGGGTAAGTTTGCCATAGTATATAACCTTTATATTGAATTCTCTCTTCTAAAATTTGAGACGATTGTGTCTGTGTTTATTGGTATTCTTATTTGTTTTCCCGTTGGTGCTTTGAGTGTGGCTTTGATGCCATTGGCTTGAGCAATAATCCACCACAAAGTTGCATCTCCATAATATTTGCTGGCCATGCTATCTAAATAATCTGTTTCATTGGCCACCACATAAATATCATTGGTATAATATGGTATTTTTGGATAGCGAGTGGTTCTATACACTCTTTTTCCGTCATAACGATTAAACACATTGTTCTTGTTTGATATATATCTGTTCATAATAACCACCTCTCGTTTACTGTTCCATCTGTTTTATATGATGCATTGCCGTAGTGAGCATCGCTGCCCAGCGATTGTCGTTTTTCCATCAACTTTAATGCAATTGATACATCCACTTTCATTGGTAATTGACGAGATTTTACACCATTGATATTGATTGTTTTGGTTGGGCTTGCTACATATGAATAATCTTCCGAACGCAGTGTTTCCCAATTTGTGTCATCTGGTATATTTATGCCAATATTACTGACCACGCACGGTTGATCATAAAATAAATCTCCTAATCGCAATGTAACCATTGGTGGATAAATAAAACGACTTTCTTTTCCGGATGTATCATCGGTTGCTGCGTCATTTGTCACAGTTGCTTTACCGGTGTATTTGCTTGGTTTTGTAAATCCAACCAAATAATTGATTCTGTTCCACATCGGTAGCATTTCTAGCGCACTGTTTGCATATACAGTGAATGAAAAGTTTACATCTCGGCTAAAACCTTTGTACAAAAATAATTTATCTGCGCGACCAATATAACTTATATCTTCCCATTCTGCACTGTGTTGGTCGCTCAAAGATGTGATAGTTGCTCTGAATGGTACATATATCTTGTTGATCAAATCATAAAAGTAAAAAAAGATTAAATCTTGAGATTGCTTGTTATCGGATTTTGCCAATAACTCATTTGGTACAGTTCCTCTTTCTCCCTTAATGACATCATATTCATTATATTGGTCACTTGCATTTGCCAAAGAATTGTCTTCATAGTCAGATACTTTTGCAAACATTCTATCATCAAGAGTAATAATTCCCGCCGCTTTTTGCATCAGAGATTCAAACTTCTCGTTGGTGCTTCCTTTACCCGGTATGTCTTTATAAGATGGATATGACGTTTCATTTCCGTCTGGATTTTTAAATTTTAATCTATCATATGCTTCTGTTGACCGTCTGGATTGAATAGGTTTATTTATATCAAACGACTCAATAGTTTTAATGTATTCCGCATACACATTTTTCAACCCCGTAGTTCCTTGCAATGCTCCTATTCCACCGGTACTTGGGTCTGAAGTTAATCCTTCAGTTTTAATTTTATCATCATCTGCATACCAAACTATTGTATCTTTTCTCTTTTGTTTTTGTGGTGAATATTTATGAAAAACTTTAACGTTATTTTTTAGATCAATGTTTAATTCAATTTTACCATTGTAAAATTTTGGATAGTTTGTGGCGGTAGTGGATAGTAATTCAGCCTTGTCTTCCAAAAATACATGATATGCACCGTCGTTGCCATTTGGATATTCCGGTCTAAATTCCCAAGATAAATCTGGGTTTCCGTTTATACCACTGCGCCAGCGTGGATTGGTACCCGAAATATTATTTTTTAAATTTTTTATCAAACCATCCAACAAATTTTGTAAAAAAGTCTTATTTTTTTTTGGACCGCTTGTGGTAGTAATCCATGTTCTTGAAAATCTATCGTCTGCCGACATTGCTGTATTAAGACGAAGTTTTCCCGCTCTGCTTCCTCCCCGGCCACCCGCATAGTCTGAAACGTCGCGAGTCGCAGTTCCATCTATTGGATTTGCACTTTGGGCTTCCATTTCACAGGATTGTATGCCAAGCGTACTAAGAATTGCAGTCCTAAAAAAGTCTAATCCAACCGTTTCCATGTGACGAATCGGATAATCAATCAATCCAAACGAACCGGGTTTTGCTGTTGCTTTCAATAAACTTAATGGATTGTATACTCTTGTTTCATTAAAAGCATTTGCATTTTGCATCGACCTCTGACTGCTGAAGAACTTGAATCCATTTCCTGTTACTGAATATTTACCAATTCTTTGCAAATCTCTTACTGTTGAACCAATCGGAGATGCTTGGCTATCATATTTGGTAAGATTTTTAATAAATGTTGAATCACTTATTTTGGTATATACAAATGGCTGTGATGGTCCAATACTATATGTTGTGAACGGACTATATTTATTATATATAGAATTAGAGTTGGCTTGAAATGTAGCCACTCTTTGATCAGCCGTTGTTCTTTGTATTGGGCTAAATCCGTTTGGTATTGGTAATTCTTCTAACATATTCTATATAAATATCATTATCTTCCAGTTGCTGACATGGCTGCACTCACATCACTTCCATCCAAATATACTCTTACAGCTCCACCGACCAATAAATCAGTTAGTTTATCAAGTTTATCTTCTAATGCAGATGTGTCAATTTTTGTTCCGGCTGTTAGTGTTTCTGTTTTATCAGATTTGCCAAGATTTGCTACAGCATCTGTTAATTGTTGCACAACTTCTCTCAATGCATCTAGATTCTTTACTTCTATGACACCAGCCGTTTCCATCGTGGTGCTGTCTATTTGAGGCTTGGATTCGGCAGCGATATCATTTCCACCAAACAATTTTCCAATAAATGGAATGTTTTTAACAAAATCAAGTGCTTTTTTGAATGGAGATGTAATGAAACCAAATATTTCGGACGCTGCATTTTTAATGCTATCTACAACAAGTGAGAATGCGGATGTGATAAAATCAAAAGCAGCACCAAACGAGGATTTGATACCATCTACAATAGAAGTTCCAAGGTTTCCGTCTCCACCAAATATACCAGAGATAAAATTAACAATTGATCTGAATGGAAGAGTTAAAACGTCAAAAATAAAACCTGCTGCGGTTTTAATTCCATCTATCATAGTTCCAACAATATCACCATCGCCACCAAACAAATCGGATACAAAATCCAATAGTTTTCTGTGTGGCCATGTCAACACATCGAACACAAATCCTGCTATCGACTTCACACCATCAATTATAGTGTCTCCAAGATCACCGTCTCCACCGAATATACCAGATATAAAATTAAACGCGGTTCTGAATGGGAATGTTATTACATCGAGTAACATTCCGCCGATTGCTTTTATACCATCCACTATCATCAAACCAATTTCAGAAGGAGAGTTGCCAAGGAATGTTTTCTTTAACCATTCATATGCTTTCACAAATGGCATCAATAACCATTGTGTAATTTCTCTTCCGACAGATTTTATACCTTCGACCATATCATCTGGTATGTCGGCTCCAAATTTTCTTGCTATCCATACTCCCAAATCTATAAATGGCGATATTAATACATTGAATAATGCACTCGGAATTGCGAGAAATGACTGTAATAATTTATCACCAAGATCCATATCCTCACTTGACCATATGTCCATCCATTGACCTACAAGATCAACTACAACTTGTACCGCATTTATTATTAACCCAATTGGTCCCGCAAACTTTGCAATCATACCAAAAACTTTAACAAAAGGACCAACAAATGATGCTCCTTTAGAAGCAATTCCAAAAAAGTTGCTTGCCATAGAAATTAATGGCTTAAATAAATTATAAACTCTGGAGAATCCGGATGCAATAAATTCCACAATCGGTACCACCGATTGAAATATTGTTTTTAAAAATCCAAAATTAGTTCCTATTTTTCCAGCAAGTGATGAAATAAGTTTTGCGGTTGATGCAACTGCGTCAAAGTTGCTTCCAAATAATCTAGCAATACCAGTAACTCTGTTTAGTGCCAAGAAAATTTCCCCAATCACCTCTCCAATTTTTTCAGACCAATCATATACAGTCACCATAACAGCCGATACTTTTTCTGCAAAAGCTGCAAATTTCTTTGTATTTTCTGCATTTCCCATCAAAGCCTGTCCAATGTTTAGTATTGGTTTCAACATTCCGCGTATCAAAGCTGACACTATTTTAAATGCCGGTAAAAGTATCATTGCAACCACTCGAACGACCGGTTCAAGAATGTCTGCCAATGAAACCAAAAGTGATTGGAACGTGTTTGCAAAGTTACTCATCATTCCTTGCATTTTTTGTTGCATCAGTACTTTTTCATTTTGTTTTACCAAGTTGGCATCATCAAGAGATGTCATATTTTTTAAGTTTTCCAACTCGGCTTCTTGTGCTAATAGTTTATCTTTTGCCGCTTGATCCCCGCCTAGTAATATAGCATCTCTTTGCTTTTCAACGGCAATCATCTTGGTGAGGTCTTTGAGTTCCATGCCTGCCGCCTTGGCGAGTGCCTCGCGTTGATACACACTCATCTTCTCAAAATCACCGGCACGCTTTACAGTTTCAAGTGTTGCCCTGGCAGCACCAACTATGTCTCCATCATATGCAAGTTGTCTAGACTTTTGGAAAGATATGCTTCTGCCTAACAATGCACTGGTTTCCAATTCATCATTGATACTGCTGCTATAATCCAGTAATTTGCGCTGAGAAGATACAATCTTGTTCATGTCTGTTCCCAGTGCTCTTGCAGCAATTGCAGACTTCATGAGCTTGCTTGGATTTGCACCCAACATCGCTGTGGTTTGTTCAGATGCATTGGCAATATCATTCATCACCAACTTAAACGGTATGCCCGCCTTCTCGGATATACCAGCACCAACCTTGATTACATTCATCGCGGCTTCTTGCGTGGCTCCACCAAGTCCTTGGAAATTAGCCAATACATTTGCAGAATCTGCTTCTGCCACGCCAAGGTTTGCTGACAACAACGCTACATTCCCAAGAGTTTCTTTTGTTACAAGGGAAGTTCTACCAAATACATCAGTCAATGCTTTTGCCGAGGCGTATGCTTTTTCTATACTAACGCCCATATCTTGGAATTGTCTATTAACAGATTCTGCATTTGATCGCAATTCTACCATTTGAGTATTGCTAAATCCCGTTTCTTTTCTGAATGATTCGGCTGCTCTATCTAATTCAACAAATCTTTCATACGCAAGTTGTATCCATTTTACCAAAAATACTTGTTGCTCCAATGCATCAATTGCCGATTCCAATCCTTTGTTGTTATCCTCTAATTTATTTTTTCGCTCTACTAATTTATTATACTGTTCTCCCAGTTTGTTCCTCTTGCCAATATCTTCGGTTAGTTGCCGTTCATTGACTTGCAATTTTCTAGATAACGATGCTCCTTCGATGGAGTTTTTTTTCTGGTCGGACATGATTTTTTCTCTTACTTGCATCATTTTACTATATTCTTCTGACAAGTCTTCTTCGTTGTGTATTGCCCGCATTTGAGCGTCATCCATTTCAGATTCAATCGCCAATAATTGTTTGGACAAATCCAACTTTTTTTCTTCATTCAACCACAAATCACCGGAAAGTTTGTTTCTCTCTTGTTGATGTGAAGTAATGCTTGCTTCTATTGCTGCCTGTTTTGCCAAGTTTGATTGTATCGCACCATTAACTTTTTTTAAAATTTCATTATTTTTGTTTAGTTTTAGTTGGTTTTTTTCTATCTCATTAAATAAATTTTCTACCGTTTTCGTCAGCAATTTAGCAACATCCAAACTATCTTTAAAATTTTCAACAAAATCTTTAGACGATTTTTCTGCGTCTAATATATGTCTTGCCAATTTCTTGGTAGAATCTGATGCGTCTGTGATTGGGTCGTCGGCCATTTATTATAAATTCGTTAGTGTTATATTATAAATATCACTTTTGGTTACTTTTTTGCCGTTGGAGGACGTGCTATCTTGCTGGGTTGTTTGCTTCCTTCACTGGCTGATTTGTTGGCGTCTGCTTCTGCTTTCTTGGCATCCACCAACTTTTTGATATAAAACGCACGCAGCATTGTGGGCATTTTATATACACCTTCTTGAGTAAATGCTCCATTACTATAATAACAAAGATCAAATATCTCACTGTGTATGTTCATTTTACTTTCTGGTCTTATGGCAAATATATCTGTATTTATGTCCATTTTACTCTTTCTTACCGCGTTGCATGTTGGACAACTTACTGCTATTTCATTTATATAACCTGGTGTATGTTCTTCATAAAACTTTCTAAACAATTTGCTATCTGTTGCACTCAGTTCATATTCATAAAAATTATTTATATCTTCTACATCATCTATTCTCAAAGTTATGGCTTTGGCAAAAGCCAACCAACCATGTTTTATATATATATCATGTTCATTGCAGGTTGGTAATTTGAAATATACATTCTTTTTGCATTTTTGAAAAGTGTAACTCAAACAATTATTTCCGCGTTCATATATTGAAAAATCAAACATTTTGCCGCGAAATGCAAATGATATATCATGTTCATATTCAGAATCACATTCTGAACATTGTGCTTTCATTTTTGTATAAGCACCATAATTGGCAATACGCAGATTCAATAATATTGCTTGCTTATCACAATACAACAATTCACTGGTGTCTATACCACCTTCTACAACAGCATCAAGAAATGATGTTTCCAATAGGCCGCGTTTGGCCAAATTATTATTACACAACAGTTCTTCGTGTTGTCCCGTTATAGGAAATATATTTAATTTACCGGAAGCATATCGCGAACCGCTTGGATAGAAATATCCTTCTGATGCCAGATCAATGATTTCGGCGTGCAGATTCACGCTTCATTTTAGTTCTCGGTCAAGTTTGGCCAGAAGAAATTTGCTCCCAATGGAACAGTCATCTTGACTTGATGCCCACATGCTGGACAAGTAAAGTCAAAATTCATATTCATGTCTGGTGTGTTTTCGCGCACAAACTTGCGTAGAGCCAAACTATCTTTGGCTGTTAGTTGAGTATCAACAAAATTCTTAATTTTACCACGATCAGATTCACCATCAATCGACTTTATAGTATATTTCAAACGAGTGGTGATTTCCGGAGCATTTGTATTGTTGGCTCCGCTAAATTTAGCCAATGCTTTTAGTTCAGCGTCAATATCAGTTTCATCTTTATGGGTCAGCAAACTGACTGTAACAACTTTACCAGAATTTGGCAATTTGAACGACAATCTGTTTTCACCTTTTGTCAGCATATCTGTGTTCAGTGGTTTGGCTTTTAATACACCCAAATCAATTTCCACATTTGATTCAACGCCGCATTCTGGGCACTTGATTTTTGTGGTATAATTTTCACCATATGCACTTTTGCGAGCAGCAATAAACAATGCATTTTTGTCACCAATAAGCAGATCTTCTATACCAACATTTGGTGTAGCAATAAGTGCTTTTAGAAACTCATCCAACACTGTGCCTTTCTTGAGTAAATTGGTGTTGCTCAGAATGTCTTCATGGCGAGCTGTGACTTGGTATATTTCAATCTTGCCATTGCTCAATGGATGATTGGCTGGATAAAAATAACCTTGAGATGGCAAATCTACATTTTCAGTTGGTATATTTTGCTTTGGTGCTTCTGCTTGATTTTGAATCAATGCAGTTTTGACCGCGTTATTGAACGGTGCTGACTTTGATACAGGAATGGTTGTGTCTGACATAATATTTGTAACGATTGATTGTTACTCATATATATGAACTACAAAAAGTTTTGTGTATATATAAAAACTAAGATATTATTTATATCTTTTTCTTATCTTCATCCGCTGCTTTCTTTTTATTTGCAGCAATCAATTGAACAACACCCATCAATAATATAGAACCAGCCGCTATTGCTCCAACGATCCACATAGGAATTGTTGTTGCCATATATGCAAGACCCAGAAATGTGATGCCAGAAAAAATCATATTGAAGCTCTTGAATAACACGCCGAGAATCACAAACAATATTCCAATACCACCCAACAATCTAACCAACCATACCATAAGTTCTTGTTGTTGTGCTTCTTTTAATAAACGAACTTGATCTACTGCATCAGCACGAATGCGATCAACTTCTATTTTCTTTTCAGCTTCTATCTTTTCAATTGCAATACGATTGGATTCTTTTAGTTGCGACTTTTCTTTTTCTTTTTGAACAATTATTGCTTCAGCATCATCCAATTGAGCTTTTTGATTCACAGCCAATTCAATTGTTGCTTTGTATTTTATATACAATCCATCTATACTTTTTTGAAGAGATTCTTTAATGATTTTTTCTTCAGCAACTTCTTTTTGAATTTCTGCTTTTTTAGCGTCAGTTAGAATATCCGTGCGCATCATTATTTCTTTTGAACGTAAATGTGCAATGGTGGTATTAATGTCTACTTTTTTCTTTTCTTGAGTTACATGATATACACCATAGTTTATTTCTGATATCTTAGCGAAATTCTCAAGGTCTTTTTCGCGAAGATCATTATATGCCTTTTGTGTTTCTGCCTTTAACTTGGCATATTCAGCCTCCATATTTTTTTTGTCATCTGCTGCTTTTTTTTCCGCTATTTCTGCCCTTTCCATTGCTTCTTTTGCTGACTGCGCTGCAACAACTGCCGCCACATTCACTTCTGGTTCTTTTACTATTTGTTCGGATTTTTCTAGTTTCTTTCCAAAACTGGGCATTTTTGGTATACTTGGACATCCTGTCAACAGCAACAGAGCCAGAAATGATATGACTAGTTTTTTCATGATGTTATTTGATTGCTCGTCTTGCTTGTAGTTTCTTGATCATAAATGCGCGCTGTGCAGCTTTTCTTTTTTCTTCCGATGATGCCATTGCAGCAAGATCGCTTTCTGGAGCGTCGTCTAGTTGATTGTCTGTGTCAGCAGAAAGTTCTTTTCTCAATGCATCTGCTGTTTTCTTGACAAACGCTGGATCTAGATTTAGAGATACTTCTTCTTCGCTTGCACTTGAAGACAATTGTTGCATGATATCGTTGTCTGTTGTGTTTGGAGCGGCGGTCAAAATATTTTCGATTGCGCCACGAGTTGCTGTATCAAAATCAGTTCCACCGGTACTTGAAACTGGTGCAACTTTCTTTGGACGACCCATACCAGCAATTCCTTTTGGAATATATGGTCCTTTTGGAGCTTCGGTTGGTGTGCCATCTGGAATGGTCTTGTGTCCCTTGACTACCCAACCAGTTGGAGAACTTGCGTCTTGAGCCTTGAACTTGCTGCCCACAGCACCTTTAACACGAATTTCTTCAATATCCGATTCATCAATAGCTTCGCGGATCATTTCTAAAATTTCTTCTTTTATGCTGCCGACTTTTTGTGGAGTTGCTGGCTTCTTGACAACAGGAAGCTTCTTACCTTCTTGTTTTTCTACTGGTCCCTTGCCCGTAAGATCTTTTGATGAAGCAACATTTTCTGTGTGATCATTTGAATCTTTGGATTTTTTGAATCCAGACAATCCTTTGGTTTCGTCAATACGTTTTTGCTTTACAGCAACAACTTCTTGAATAATAACTTTTAACAGTGCTTTTAGTTCAGACTTTTTCATGGTAGTTTTGTTTTCTTGTAAATTATTTTCGCTGATTTTTGTATTTGGCATATCAGATTCAATCCACTTCTTTACTTTTTCAATCATAGCTGGGGATTTCCAGTTAATTTCATATGGACTGATGTTCACGTCATGTTCTTTTCCATCCGGTCCTTTGACATAATGAAACAACTTGATATTATCTTCTTCACGATCTTCATCTGCCCAAAATTTATATGGTCCTTTGATAGTCTGTATCATAACAGAATTGTCAACCAACTCATTCAAATCAGTGGCATGTGTGTCTTGTGGCAATGGATGTTCACCTTCATTCATAACAACTTCCAGATGCTTGGTTTCCATCGGAGTTGTACATGGATGATGTGGCATATCCCATTTTATGTCAGCCCAAGGACCAGAATTTCCATGCATCTGAATTTTTGTTACAGTTCCTTGATAGTTGTTGTATCCACCTTTGTTTATCAAACGAACTCTGTCTCCGGATTTTACTTTATGAGTTGATTCTTCACCCAAATACAGATCATGACTTTCAGTGACTATCAGTTTTATCAAACTCTTTAGTTCAGACTTTTTCATACATTATTGTTTGTCTTTGATGGAATTTATTCTGTCAATGACTTGACCTTGCTTCTTTGACAAACTTGCCTTTTTACGTTCAAGTCCTTCTATTTTTCTTTGAACCGGTGCATGCAGTTTGACTATATCAGCGTCAATTTTGCGAATATCATTTGTGATTTTATCCAAAGCGGCTTGATATGTTGCCAATGATTTTTTGTCTGAATCAGTCATACCAGATTCCGGAGCAGATACTCCAAATTGAGATGCACCAACTTCACCGATTTCTTTCAGCTTACGCTGAACAATTTCGTTGATGATAATTCTTAGTTCAGATTTTTTCATTTGCCGTGCATTTTTAATATTTCTTCAGCAGCAGCTTTTGCTTTTTTGGCCAATTCAACTTCACGCTTTTCTTCCGGATTATTCATGTCTGTTTCATCATGTTCTTCATTCATTCCCTTATTTTCCCAAGCAGCCCACATTTCACAAACACGCTGATTACCTTCGTTTTTAGCATTGTGCATCTTCCACATTGTAGCATAAGCTTTTTGTGGAACATCTTTATACTGTGCCAATAGTTTCTTTTCAAGAGCAGCTGGAAAATTTGGTGGAGCAGATTCCTGTATATTAGTTTCGGCAACTCCCAATCCAATTGCTTCTTTTACTATTTGTCTTACTAATTGTTTCAATTGAGCTTTATTCATAGATTTTCTATTCTTATTATTAAGTATATATAAATATCAATAAGTTTATAAAAAAAGTGTAACTAAGTTATACAGTGTTTGCATCTACTGTGTGATTTGTGATGCTTATAAGCAAGATTGTATAGTCGGATATATACAGATGTCAAGAACAAAATGCTCAATGACATGTTCTTATAACAGATTCATCTCGTATTTGAGATTACCACAGTCCCAAATACGATTATATCCATTATTTTGCATATTCTGCCATTCTGTTAAAATAGCATCAAATTTAGGTAATTTTGATTTTAGTACCTGTTTTCTGAACCCAAATCTATGATATTTATTATAATAACCATTTTTAAAATACCAATAATTTGGAGGAGATATATGCGCCAATTTCATTCCTATTGAACTGTATATATTTTTTTGTATATATGTGAACCTACGATCTGCATAACTTATTATTTTTTTAGGGTTATGTTCGGATATAAACACTTTTAAAAACTTTGAAACAATTCCAACTATAGAAACAGAGGTTGCAAATCTAACCAATTCGTATGTATCCTTGTTGGGGTTTTTGATTCCAAGTGCAGCTCGCTCTTTTCCAAATGTAATAACTGCCACCAATTCTTTATTATAAAAAGCACCATATCTCACAGATGATATATCTTTTCCTTGTATATGATGTACATCAAGAAATTTATCTTTTTCAACATTTGATATTTCTGATATTATCAATTCTCGCGCACCTATTCTTTTTTCATATATAAAATGAGAACGCAATTTTTGTTTTACTATTTCTTTTTTGTTCTTCCACTCGTCCTCAAATATATGAATTAGATGTATATCATTATACTCACACTCTTCAGTTTTGAGCAAATGATATTTTTTTGATTTTCCAGCCATCTCTGAATGCCAATATAATCCGTTAAATTCAATAGCGATTTTCTTTGATGGAATGTATATATCAAGCTCCAACCCAGATGGTAAAATATCTTTACTATTTTCAACTATAGATTCGTTGGTGATAGATTTTATATACTCTACTATTTCTTTTTCTGCAATAGATGTTTTTTCATATTCTATCGGATTGCACTTTAAGCAGCGAGGAAGATGCCCACCGTCTATATGGTCTGAAAATATATCATTGCATGACTTGCATTGAAATTTATACAAATTTATTCTATCTGTGTTGATATATTCTTCCTTTGTAAATAACGGAATATACCCAACATTTAATTTGTGTTCATTCAGCAATATATCGTAAAAAGCGTCAATAAATTTTTTACGTTTTGCTTCTTTGACGTGCAACATTTTACTTGGATGCTCCGCACCATATTTATCAAGATTTGTTTGCTTTATCTTTTTCCTGATATCAGACGATTGAAATGGATTTTCTACACCATTATTAATCAAGCAAGTTTTTTTCTTTTTATCTTTTACATCACTTCGTTGAGATACATGTTCCACTCCATACAATTTAATATTGTGCGATTTTGTTTTTTCTATCACCTCATTTGACTGAAATGCCCAGTCTACGCCAAACTTTTCTTGATTTGTTTGTTGTATCTTTTTTAATACTTGTTCACTTTTTGATGCATTATCTACTCCATATCTACTTAAACAAGTAACTTTGGCTTTTTCCGAATTTACATATGTTTCGTTACCATACTTTTCCAACTTTGTCTTTTTAATCTTGGCAATTCTCGTTGGATTTCTTGCCACATATATGCCACTGCATTTAGCAGAACAAGTTTTTTGATCACGCTTTATCAGCGACCAGAACGACGTGTTGCAAATTTTGCAATTTGTTTCTTGCCAAAATTTTAAATTTTTTTGCACACATATAGTATGGTCATTTTTGCTATCATTGTCAATTTCTATATTTTTGTTCATAAAAAATCTCTGTGCGTATAAATAGCACAGAGATTTGCGAAAGCGTGACCGCTTGAGATGTTATATCAATATTGTAAAATCGCGTAGTCGTAGGTCAGCGTCATGCTAATGGTCAATGCTTCGTTTGCACTCCAATCCAAACCAGCACCATTGAAATCAACGGTGGATGGAAAGCACCCTTTCAGTTGCCATTGTTCAACTTTGTCACCTACTGGTCCAAGAACGTCGATGCTAACATCTTTTTTGTAAAAATCAGCATATCCGTTACGACCTGTGACAGATTCATGAGCCAAACGAACCCACTCCATACATGCTTGAGCAGCGGATGGAACGATTGGGTCATATAAAGAAATTTGAATGTCTTGCCATTCGCTCTTGCCCTTCAGTTTGCGATATGTGTTGATGTGGTCAAGTTTGATTGTTCCATTTGTGATGCTTGGACGAGCAGCAGCTTTGATAAGATATGCTGGAATGCCGTCGATGTTCATGATAAAACGGTTCTGAACTTTAGGTTCAAAACTCGTAAAGAATATTTCATTTGCGCTTAATAGTTCTGCCATAATTATGTTTCTCCGATTGATTGTTTGCTGTGAGTTTTCACTAATAATAAATAAACAACTGTCAATGAAATATTTTCTTTACATATAAGATATATAATACTATACTGCATACGAACTCAAATACACTTATGGCAAGACCCAAGAAAAATCCAATACACACAAACATGCTTTGCAAGACATGCCAAATGGATTTTCAAGTGAAATGGGTCAAACGAAATATACAAAAATATTGCTGTAAGTCATGTGCCAACAAAGACCCAGAGGTTTTATCAAAAATGAGGCAATCTCAAAAGCAAACTTCGTTGCTAAAATATGGTGTGGAACATCCTATGCAGACAGCAAGTGTTGTAGAAAACCTCAAGATTAGTATGAAAGCAAAGTATGGCAAAGAGTTTGCTCAACAAGTAAAATCTATCAACGACAAGTCCAAGCGAACCAACATGATAAACTATGGAGTTGAAAATATTTTACAGAAAAACAGTCCATTACGAGAAAAGATAATAGATGGTTGGATGAAAAAATATGGAGTGGATAATCCTGGTAAATCTCGTGAAGTTATAGATCGCAGAAGTAAAGTAAAACAAGAAAATCATTATGAAAAACTTTGTGTATATTTTAATGATCAAAAAATAGAATGGTTGATACAACCAGAAGAATATGATGGTTATCATTTTTCCAAGAAATATAACTTTAAGTGCAAGAAATGCAATGGCGGATTTGATTCTACTGTATATGTTCCAACAGACGTATTTTGTGAATTGTGTCATCCTGAAAAGAAAATCACTGCCGAAACATCATTGCACGAGTTTTTGGTGTCTGAACTAAATGGAAAAACTGTGTCAAGACATAACCGAACTATATTAGAAGGCAAAGAACTTGATTTTTATATACCAGAATTAAACTTTGCTATTGAATATAATGGTTTATATTGGCACAGAGAAGGTCAAACAAGAATGAGTAAAAACTATCATTTGGATAAAACAACAAAATGTGCAGAGAAAAATATACGATTGATTCATATATTTGAGAATGAATGGAAGCATAAAACAAATATTGTTAAATCTATTATTCGCCAAAGTTTGGGCGGTTCAATGGCTAAAATATATGGCAGAGACTGTGAAATCAAAAAAGTTGATAAAAACAGCAAGCGAGATTTCTTGAATAATTGTCATATACAAGGTGATGATCGTTGCAGTGTTGCTTATGGATTATACTATAAAGATTCTCTTGTGAGTATTATGACATTTTGTAAGAGTAGATTTGATAAGAAAATAGAATGGGAAATATCAAGATTTTGCAATTCACTCAATACACGAATACTTGGCGGTGCTAGTAAATTATTCAGTGTATTTTTAGAAGATTATAAACCAAATAGCGTGGTAAGTTATTCTGATAGACGATTTTTTACAGGAGATATATATAATAGACTTGGCATGGAGTTTGCTGGAAATACTGCACAAGGATATCATTATGTATCGCCGGATTTTAGCACATTATTCAATCGCCAGATGTTTCAAAAATCCAAACTAAAGAAAAAATTACAAAAATTTGATGAGTCATTGTCTGAATGGGAAAATATGAAAGTTAATGGATTTGATAGAATATGGGACTGCGGTCATACCAAATGGATTTACAAACCCAAAACAGTTTGACATTTCATGATTTATGAATAGCGTGCATATATGACTATATTCAATATAGAAAAATCTTTCACAGAAAAAGCCAAGCGTCGTTGGAATAAAATCTTTATTGCTGTAGATGTGCATGATGTTATATTAGAAGCTAAATATAATCTAAATAATGATGGTGCGGGTTATATGCCAAATGCAATCAAAGTATTGCAGCAATGGAGCAAGCGTGAAGATATATCTCTGATATTATGGACAAGTAGTCATGTCTTACCTGCCAGTAAAGTGTTGGATAATCTTGAAAAACATAATGTATATTTCAAGCATGTAAATTGCAATCCAGAATGTCCAAACGACGCATTGTGCGACTTTAGCAAAAAGTTTTATACCAATGTGATTTTAGATGATAAAGCCGGATTTGAAGGCGATAAAGATTGGTTCCTTATTGAAAAAGAATTGAAGCGAATTGGAGAATGGAAAGAATAATTTAATATAGTACAAATAGTGTTGACTATATCATCCAATACGATAACACTACTTATTGTCAACTAATAACGGTTGATGCAACAAAAGAAAAATATGAAAAAGTATATCCTATTAGCACTAGTATCAGTATTGTCAGTTGTAGCCGCAGAACAGAAAGAACGCCCGCCACTGACCGATGCGCAAAAAGCAATCGTTGCCAAGTATGATACCAACAAGGATGGTAAGTTGGACAAAGAAGAACGAGCAAAGATTACCCCAGAAGATGCAGCAAAGTTGCCGCCTCCTCCCGCTGGTAAAAAGAAGCAATAAGTTCGTGAAGAAATAATTCACTTAAAAAAGAAGCCCCGAGAAATCGGGGCTTTTTGTTATGAAATTTCTTTGACGCTCATTTTTTTATCATAGTTCTTGGCTATATTATCTTTGATTTTATCCAAATATCCATATGCACGAATAATCTTGAATACTATATTTTCTTCACTCAACTCGCCACCTTTGTCCAACCCAGATTGACGATACTTATAAAGCTTGTCCAACAGACTCTTTAGAGCAGTTTCATCATGTTTTGACAATAGTGTTGTTATTTTCTTCTTGTATTCTTTATACTTCTTTTTTATAAGTTCTTTGTTGAAAGTTGGACTTTCTTTAACAGGTTCTTGAATCCAATCATTTTTCAACACACTATATGAACTGGCTGAAGTAGGTACATGCGCTGTGTCTTGAACATATATTTCAACATCATGACCTTTCATGGTTATGTTGTGCTTGTTGTTCCAACCCACTTTTATAGCATCAAATAATGTTTGAGCATCATCTGCTGTCATATCTAAATCTTTAAAATCTGTGACAACATGCAAGTCAATATCACTATAATCTGTCCAATTATAATTGGTGATGCTGCCAATGATAACAATATCATGTATCTTTATATCTATATTATTTTCTGTCTTGAGATTGTTTACAAAATCTTTTGCAATCTGATATAATCCTTTGCGCACTATATTATCAAGTTTGGCACCATCTTCATTGATGTTCCAAAGTTTTGGACAAAGAGTATCTCTGTATAAAGGATATTTCATTCGATCACAAATGGTTGTAATTTTTTGATACTACTTGAAGCGTCGGTGTGATGAATAGCAATACGATGCAATGCAACATTGTCCCAAACATTTATGTTCTTTTGAGTATCATCTAGCAACACGTGAGTAACACGACCGGTCGTTTTTAGAATATATTCCGGTTTCTTTGAACCAGCAGACGCAATAATAACTTTCACAGTTGGATCAATATGCTTGCGAATCCATGCAGTTTTTTGTTGAACAATGCTGCTGCCTTGACCTGCACTCAAAATAACCGGCAGTGGGTTCTTGAAGTTCTCTTTGATAAAATCCCAAAGAATTTTAGCATCTGGAGTCGGTTTCAAATCAATCCAAAAATTTGGCTTGCTTGCAATTAATTTCCAAAATGAACTCTTTCCGTTCTTTTCTTCATATTCTTTTGGAGCCAATCCATCTGAAAGTTCCTTAAATCCAGCGTCCATATCAACCAAAACTCCATCCATGTCGCAGTATAATTGAACTTGCAGAGCACTTTTTTCTTCTTCTTCCTTCAATAGATCTTTTAACAATATATGCATATACTATAAATATCATGATTTTGTTGAATGAGCGAGTTTTTTCTTTGAGTTTTCCCAAACTATTTCAACACCATAACCGGCCAACATCAACTTATTTGTTTTAATGGCATCTTTGTCCCATTTTTCTTTTGCTGTCATACGCAACGACTTATTATAATAATTCGGCTGACATTTTGATGGATTGCAATGCCAATAATCACCGTAGCATTCTATTGCTTTTTTTAACGATGGTATATAAATATCCACCGAACATCTTGCATCTTTTAGATATTCTTCCAACAGTGCGTCTGGATATTCTAATAAAACAAGATCATAAGTTTGTTTTTGAAACTTTGATATGCGTTTTCCGTTTGATAATATAGCAGAAGGGCTATCAAAATAGCACGCGGTTCCGTATTTTTTCATACAAGTATTTGCAGCTTTTTCTGAGTTGTTGTATTTATAATTTCCGTATTTTGTCAGTTTGGTTTTTGATATCTTTTCAACCGAAATTGGATCGTTCATAGGATTATTATCATTTATCCAAACTTTAAGTTTTTCTTTCTTTTCTTTTGAACTTCTGTTACATTCATTTGAACAATATTGCTGCAATTTTCCAGACCTTGGATGTAGTATTCTTTTATATCTATCAAACGGTTTATTGCAATTTAGGCAATTTACAATTTCGTGATTTTGCGATTTTCTCCAAGCATACATGGCTTTTGTGTCTATGAATCTTTTATTTCTGTGCTTCCAATCAACCGTGAAAGATTTACCAGTCCATTCGCAAATTTTATTTATTGACTCTGGGTTTCCATAATTTGTTTTCATATAAACATAAATATACGACCCTGTAGGCAAAATGATGAAATCCTGCTATATAAAAAAGAAACCCACCAAAAAGTGGGTTTCTTGTAATCAGTTTTTTACGATTTATGCGCCCGGAAAAACGGCACCCGAAGGGAGTACATTGAAATCGAGCACAATGAATTCTGCGGTCTTTGTTGGTTGAATATAGATTTGTCCATAAAGGATGTTTCTATCAACCAAATCAGCAGTGTTGTTGCTGTCATCCATGATTACCTTGAAGGAATAGATACCAGAACGTTGTTGTACGCTTTCTAGATATGGATTAACGATGTTCAAGAAACGCTGACGAGTTGTTGATACGTTTTGTTCAAACACTAGATAGCGAGAAGAAGATGCGATGAACTTCTTCAGTGCAATCAATAGACGACGTACATTAACTCGGTCCAGAGCGGAAGCCTGACGTTGTAGTGTCTTTTGACCCCACGCTACCACACCTTGACCCGGAAATGCAGCGATTGGGTTAACGTGACCCTCGTATAGAGTATCGCGTTCAGTGTGTGTCAAACGGTCAGCAACTTGAACTGCTTGTGGAATGCCACCACGGTTCAGACCTGCTGGGGCAAACCATTCAGCTGCCACATTGTCGTTGGCGGCATATACGCTCATCATAACGACAGATGGTGGAACTGGTATGATCTTATTGCTGTTGGTGTCTTGAATCTTGATCCAAGGATAATAGGTGGCAGCATAGTTTGTGTCAAACTGTGCAGCCAGGTCTACCACATTTTGGATAGAAGTATCGCCAGCCATTTGGTTTGGTGCAATGTCCATGATATAGAATGCATCACCGCGACGTTCACAAGTATCAATAACCAGTGAAGCAACATATGGGTGATCTTGATATTCAATACCAGGAACCGTGATAAGATTAAAGTCAAACTCATCAGCATTGCTCAACGCAGTCAAACATTGTTTGTATGCGTAAGAACCATAACTTTTGTTGGTAGAACAATCCAATCCTTGTTGATTGGTTGGCAAAATGTCATTACCAACCAGCAATGGAACTGAAGGAGATTGACCATCAAACCCACCTTGGAATCCAAGAATGAAACGACGTTTTTTGATGTTTAAGTTTTCTTCGCTAGCGACATACAATGGAGTAATACCACATTTTGTTTCTAAATCGAAGGCAACGTTTGCACCAGTTTCATTGATGGATTCAGCGCCCAGTGGAATTGGAGAAAAATATTGCTTGTTGTCAAGTTCTGGACCAACCGAACTTCCGTTTGGATACAGAGCCAGCAGATCTTCATCGGATTGGGCTGGGGCTGGTTGGAATACGATACCAGATGCATAACGACCCGGTTGCAATGGGTAAGCAGACGCACTGCAATATTGCATTGCTGGTAACTTACCTAGACGTGCATAATCTCCACTTATTGGTGCGGAATATGGACCAAATCCAAATGGAATTGAGCCAACTGGCCACGGAGATGTTGCCATCTCAACGCGGATCAACTTGCTTTTGTTGACATAATCACCAAATTGAACAATCTTGCCGTTGAAGTCGATGTAGTTATAAATATCACCGATACGACGAGCAACATAGTTGCTGCTGTTGACATCCAAGTTTAGATTGTCGTATCGTTCTATTATTTGTGTCCTTGCATCTGTGTCGGAGAAGTCGCGTAGAATTAGCGAGAATGAACCATATTTTGTACCGGGAATCGAACCAGCCGAACGAACATTGCTGATTTCAATTTTGTATGAAGTATTGGCCGAAGTACCGTCGCTCAAAGTATGAACCTTGAACAAATCATAAGCCAGTGAAGATGTGGTATTAAAACCAGCAACCAATTGCGAGCGAATATATGGAGTATATGCATTTGTTAGATCAAAGTCCGACGTGCTTGTATCAGGAGTTCTATCATCGGCGAACTTCATGTTATCACGAGAAGAAATCTGAATCTTCCAGCTACCGGAATCCAACATTTCATTGATAATTTCTTTGGTTCTGTTCTTGAAGTTTTTGTATGTATAAGCAGCTTCGATCTTTTGACCAGCGGAAACTGGATAATAACCAGCCATTGGATCGGTACCAAACACATTGGTTAGATAAGCAGATGATTCTGTATCTAACGAGAAGGTGTATGTTCCATAAGAACTGCTGACATATTGATTTGTGTCAGTATCGAAATGAACATCGTTTAGTGCTAGACTATAATCCGCACCGACAACTGTTGCATTACTTGGCGTTAAAACAGAGCCACTGAAACCAAATAGGTTTTGACCGCGATCATATGCAGTATTGGCCAGAACAGCCAAAACAACTTCGTCACGCACCGGTACAGCCGACGCACTTCCACAATCGTCTTCACTGGAAACTCCACTTGGGGTCCAGCTGTTAGTATTAATAGAACCATAAGAACCGGACAAAACACCCGATATATCCAAAGTGTAATTACACGCATTAGTTGGATTGGAAACAATAGATGCGACTGGAATGGTTGCTGTAGTAGGAATGTTCCACGAAACTAGAGGTAAGTTGAGTTTTGTTGTAGATACAAACTGGTCAAACACGCCTGGAGTGGAGCCTGACAATGCAACGGTGCTGCTAGATACTGTAGTAAAAGCAACATCTCCAACAACCACTGTAGAACCGGAATAGATACCAGAGGAAAATTCCAGACTCAAAGAACCTGAAATTACGAATTGTCCAGCTACTCCGGAGTATACCCACGAACCATCAAGCAAATACCCACTGAACGAACCGCTCTCAACAAAGCGTGCGTATTGACCCGGAATTGCACTGATGACCAGAGCATCTTTTTGTTCATAGCCACCCAATCCACCGACGCGGCAGACTGTGACTTGACCTTGCTGACGCAAGTATTGTTGTGCGGTAATTGGACCATATAGTGTACCATCAGGATCACCGAAGATGCTTGTTAAGTCACCCTCACTGGTTATTACCGTTGGCGAAAATCCTGGTCCCTTTTTAAAGGGAGCAACGACTACTCCTCCGATTGCTGCTACACCCTGTGCCAGAAACGATTGGTCAATTTCACGAGTGAATACACCTGGTGAAACGATACGTTCTGAAGGGCTATACTTTGCATTTTGTTCTATTGCCATATGTTATTTTCTCCTGTTAAATGTGGATAAAAAGTCTATATATAAGTATGTTAGAAAAACTCAAAACATAAAAAATATCTACTTCTATAATCAAATAATTAATTAACTTACTTTAGGAGAGAAAATACCGGTGTTTATATCAAATGTTCCTTCACCATATTTGGCAACAATTTTGTCTAGAAATACTTTTTCTTGATTTTCAATAGCAGTGATTTTTTGTTCAATTCTACCTTCATTCTTTTTGACTTCACGCTTTTGAAGTTCCAATTGACCAAGAGCCAATGTGGTTTCTTCATAACCTTGACGAATAGCAGAAAGTTCTGTTATTTCAGCTTCGTTGAATTTAGTTGGGCTATTGGCCGTATTTTGAGCAGGTTGATTTAGTTCCATATAGTTTTATAACGTTTAATGATTCATTCATATATATGGATATATATACTCAAACAATATATATAATAACTAAAAATTTACCATTTATTGGCTGGACACTTGCTGGCATCCAATCTTACTTTGGTGGTCATAAAGCAGCCACAAAGTTTGCAGCGTGCTGATGCTACTTCAAAACAAGTGCAAGTTGAACATATCTGCATACGAGATTGTGCTTTTTCTTCTGTTGCCATAAGCACGCCATTTTTTGCCATACCTTCTAAAGATTTCAATACAGACTCACTCAAATTGAACATGAGGCTGATTGGATTGTTGTTCATTTTTATTTGAATCTGTGTTAACGAAATATTGTTCAATATATAATGACTACCTTACCAAGTTCACCCGGATTTCCGGCAGTCCCTCGATAGCCATCAGAGTACCCGTCGCAGTAGCCCGAGCTTGCACCAGTCATGTTGCTTTGGAAGGAACTGCCGCCACCACCACCGCCACCTCCATCTCCACTGTCAGGATAGTCGTCGCGCCCTCGCCCACCACCACCACCACCACCACCGTAGTAGCCCCCGCCACCAGGACCACCGCTGCCGCCGTTCGCATTTGTGCCACTTGATTCGGAACCACCGTTACCACCGGCACCAGCACCCCCAGAACCACCAGCAGTTCCAGGACTACCATTTTGGTTCGCCCCACTTCCACCAGCGCCAACAGCGGATTGTGATCCGCCGTAACCGAACTCGGAATAATTCGCGGTGGCGCTGCTGCCGTTGGCAGCGGTGCCACCAAGGAGACCAGCCGCGCCACCAGTGCCACCATATCGGTCTACCCAGTTATCTCCGCCATCATCGCCGTCCCCACCACCACCGCCACCAGCTCCAGCAATAGCATAACCCTGTACGACCCCCGCCCGCTTCCATGTTACGCTTGAAGCAACTGACGTGTTGTCTCCTGTATTATAGAAGTGCAGCACATCATTGGAGGATACCGCAAAACTTCCTGAAATATAAGCCCCCGACCCGCCACCAGGACCGAAATTACGCCCACCCGCTCCATAAAGCTTAACATTGACGACAGAAACGCCGGAAGGAATTGTAAACGTCGAACCTGCAGTTGTGAAAGTGACCACGGTTGGTCCTGCACTTTTTCCATATCCATCACTCAAAGATATTGCACCACTTGATTTATTAAATAAAGTTCTTACTGCTGCATCATTTAATGAGATTGATGCAGTTGCTAAATACCCCAATTCGGTATTTACCATACTCATTGAAATTGGACCTGATGCTGGTAGTGCCATATAATTATATTGTGGTAGTTATTAATAACGAGTCCCGAATTTATCACTTAAACTACAGGTATACCCCGTGCTTATTTAAACTGCTGGTGTACACCAATACTATCGGAGTCGCTGATACTGGCGTCACCGTTATTGGTGTAAAACCGGCATTAATTGCCAATACAGCCAAGGATTCTGCGTCGGTTGTCCAGAGGGCAGCTTGTTGAGTAGTGATATGTATGACGGTATATCTAAACTCAATACCGAGTGATGTTCCACGATCTACCCAAAGACTGAAAGCCAAAATCCGATAGCCAGTTAGTTGATGATAGTTGATATAGCGAACTTCAAATTTATTTGCTAAAAATTCCCCAATTCTGGTCTGGATTTTGACCGGAACAATTTCAATTGTTGTTTCTGGGTTCATAAATTTACTTATTATTAATAGTATCAGTAAGTTGGTTATATAACCGCTGTTGTATATATTTTTAGCTGGTTGTTGGAAATCCCGGAAATGGTATAAAGGATTGTGAAGCTTCGTCCCATAACTTAGGCAGTCCATCAGTTGGCCATGCCACAGGTGGCACAAAGCTGACGGCAGTTTCGTCCCATACCCATGATGCTGGATGACTGGCAGCTAATGCATTGGCACGAGCTTCTGCAATTTGTTCTGGTGTTGGTGGATTGTCTGAAATTGTTGGTATGCTTGGCATGATTTTTTTGTTTTTTTAACGCCGCTAATATTTGCTGCTTATATATAACTATATTTGTATTTGTAAATTTACAATATATACGATAGATTTATTTTTTCTATTATTTTTATAATCTATTTATTTTTTTCTGCAAATCTACTATCATAGAATTTTGTTCTTTGATAGCTTCAATAAGTAGTGGAATAAGTTTTTCATATCTTACTGTCATATATATTGGATCAATTGGAGCAGCTGCAATAATTTCTGGTAATATTGCTTGTACTTGTTGAGCAGATACACCCACTTCTTTTTGTTTTATATAACCAAAATCTATTGCAGTTTGATTAGGTTCAAAATAAAATCCATTAAGAGACAATACTTTATTTAGTGAATCTGGAATATTACCAAGATTATTTTTAAGACGATCATCAGAAAAATATGCAGTAATATTACCTACAGCAGTAATGTCACCAGACACAGCCAATGAACCTGTTATTTTGGTGTTTCCATTCACATCCAACTTGGCATTGATTGGTGTACTTTTTCCAATTGCCACATTAGTATTATCATCATATATTACACCAGTTGATAGTGTTGATGTTCCAGTAAATCTTGCAACATAATTTGCTGTGCCGCCGGATATGGTGCCAGCTCCGCTTGTGCCAGCACTACCAGATGTACCATTTCCACCCGGACTGCCCGCTGCGCCACTTGTACCACTGCTACCTGATGTGCCACTTGTACCAGCTGCGCCTGCGGCACCGCTTGTTCCACTTGAACCTCTGCTTCCGCTGCTGCCGCTTGTTCCGCTTGAACCGGTTGCACCCGCAGCACCGCTTGTGCCACTGCTACCGCTTGTTCCGCTTGAACCGGTTCCACCCGCAGCACCGCTGGTTCCACTTGAACCGTTGGCTCCGTTGGCACCGCTTGTTCCACTTGAACCTCTGCTTCCGCTGCTGCCGCTTGTTCCGCTTGAACCGGTTGCACCCGCAGCACCGCTTGTGCCACTGCTACCGCTTGTTCCGCTTGAACCGTTTGCGCCAGTAGCACCGCTTGTTCCACTTGAACCGTTGGCTCCGTTGGCACCGCTTGTTCCACTTGAACCTCTGCTTCCGCTGCTGCCGCTTGTTCCGCTTGAACCGTTTGCGCCAGTAGCACCGCTGGTTCCACTTGAACCGTTGGCTCCGTTGGCACCATTGGCACCGCTGGTTCCGCTGCTGCCGTTTGCACCGTTGGCACCGTTGGCACCGTTGGCACCGCTTGTTCCGCTTGAACCGTTGGCTCCGTTGGCACCGCTTGTTCCACTTGAACCTCTGCTTCCGCTGCTGCCGCTTGTTCCGCTTGAACCGGTTGCACCCGCAGCACCGCTTGTGCCACTGCTACCGCTTGTTCCGCTTGAACCAGTTCCACCCGCAGCACCGCTGGTTCCACTTGAACCGTTGGCTCCGTTGGCACCGTTTGCACCGCTTGTTCCGCTTGAACCGTTTGCGCCAGTAGCACCGCTGGTTCCACTTGAACCGTTGGCTCCGTTGGCTCCGTTGGCACCGCTTGTTCCGCTTGAGCCCCTGCTTCCGCTGCTGCCACTGGTTCCACTTGAACCGTTTGCACCCGCAGCACCGCTGGTTCCACTTGAACCGTTTGCACCCGCAGCACCGCTGCTGCCACTGGTTCCTGTTGATCCGCTTGAACCGTTTGCACCCGCAGCACCACTGGTTCCACTTGAACCGTTTGCACCCGCAGCACCGCTGCTGCCACTGGTTCCTGTTGAT